CTTCCATCTCATTCTCAACTACAAACACTGTGCAGCTGACTGGAAGGCGTGAGGTTGGGTCATCAATCCAAGACTGGACACGACCGGTGCGTGAAATATAGTTGGACATTTTAGATAAGGTCGCCAAGGTGGGGTGGTTTGTAGTTAGGTCCCTTCAGTACTTTACCATCAGCACGAAGGATTGGTTGCCCATTTTCATCCAGTTTGGACATGTTGGATTTATGAACTCGATCTAGGGCTTCATCGAGGTTCCATCCTTCGTTTGCTGCGTATTGATAGCAAACATAAACAAGGTCTGCAAGCTCTTTAAGGACATGATCCATCGGCTCACGATGGTATGCCTCATGAAACTCAGACCACTCTTCATCGATCAAAGACTTCTGCTTCTTCCGATGCATCGCCCCATTCGGGACGCTGAAGGCGGATCGGAACTCGTTGGCTTGTTGTAGGAGTGTGGGATAGCTCATTTTCAAGATAGTGGATTGCTTTTTTTAGATCTTGCTCTGCACTATCTTTGTATCCAGCGCGAGCGATGTATTTAATGGCACAACCGAGGTGGTAGTTCAATCCTTGGTCTCGAATGAAATCCCAAACTTCGATAGTACCTCTGCGGTAGTAGTCGGGTCCTGTGGTTTGTTCCAATTTTTCAGTAGATTAGACATGTTGTTACCAAGCACAAAGCATTGGCGTTGTAATGCAAGGAAGATGATGATAATATCATCCTTGTCTGCTGTTTTAAGTGCATCTTCAATCTGACGCATCTTAAACTCTTGCTCCATCGTTAGTTCAACTACTGGTGGAGGGGGTCCATAAAATTGGTTGTCTTTGGATGAAGTCATAGTCTGTGTGTCGGAGGATTCGTGCCAGTCTAGCATTCTCAAGAGCAATGTCTTCGGGAAGATCTTTGTCAGCAAACGCTTCCATAACGGTCTTCCAGTTATAACCTTTTTCTTCAAATAATGCGATGGCACGTTTAACACCAATACCAGGGACTCCTGAGTAGCCATCTGTTTGATCTCCAGCTAATGTTTGAACAAGATGCCATTGGTCTGCCTCTTCTTCATTCACAGTCATCGTTTCCTTCATGTCGAATAACTTGCCAGGTATCTGGCGCATATCCTTATCAGGAGAACAAATGATGTTACCTGGATTAGCAGTGGCATAAATGCCTAAAGCATCATCAGCTTCAAGGCTTGGCATAACAATCACTTCAAACTCTTCTTTGAGTCTGTTGATAACACGCTTGTATCCACAAGGTTTCTTGCGATTGCGATGCCCTTTGTATGCGGGTTGGATGGATTTACGAAAGTTAATGCTGTCACTAAAGAACAAAATAACTTCCGGTGTATCCCACATAAAGTTATTCTTGATCTTATTTAGTTCTCTTTGAACACAAGCATAGGCATCACTAAATTTACTTGTGACGACGATAACATCATCACCCCAATCAATTTCAGTTTCAGCAGAAGCACAGCACTTATAGACAACGTAATCCGCGTCTATAAGCAGCTTCACCTTCCTTGTCCCCGATACGCTTTCTTACCAGCCTTCGGCTTACTATTTTTCCCCATACCTTGCGATGTCTTCTTGGATTTGAAGGGGACATGGGTTTTCTGACCCATCAGTGTTTTGCTTCTCATTAGTGGGTTTCACTCCAGTTGTTTCCGGTGGTTGCTTCAGCGTCAATTTCGACCCTGAGGTTGTAGTACTCTCCAGCTTCTTTAGCGCTGAGTACCAAGGATGAACATAGGTCTTGTGCGTGCTCGGGTGCGCACTCAAATTGTAACTCGTCATGTACAAAGGCTAGTTGGCTGCAGCATAGGTTTAATAGTTTGAGGTTGTGTTGGTTGATTACCATCCACCGCTTAGCCAGTATAGCAGAGTTACCTTGAAGGCAGTAATTCAACGCTTTATGCGGTGAATCCACGATAATTTTTCTACCATCGAGAGCTTTGATAAATCCTCGTTCTGCAGCTTTCTTAATTGCCTCCAGTAATTGATCGAGTCCATCAATCGCTTCAACATAAGCGGTACGAATCTCCTTGCCTTTCTTCTTGGCTGCGGATGATGAGAGTTGTTTGTCATAGCTGTGACCAATCTTCTCGTCACCTGCACCATACAGAAAGGCGTAGGTAACAGTCTTAACTAGTTTACGTGAGATGCCAATCTTATCAGCATTCACCTGGTGGATGTCTCCGTTGAGGAGGATGTCTGCGTATCTGCCGTTGTCATAACGGGCAAGGAAATGGCTAAGCATACGCAACTCAATCCCAGCAAGATCAGCGCCGACCATAAGTTGACCTGGAGTTGGTAAGAAAAGCGCTCTAAATCTTGAGTCGCTTGGCACCTGGGCAAGGTTTGGGTTTCGATGTGCGCATCTAAAGGTGGAGGTCGCGACAGAACAGTGGTGGTGGATTCTAGCATTCGTACATAGCTTCAGCCATGCGTTCACGCCTTCGGAGATCATCCCCAACTTCTTCGTAATATCCAGGCAACGCAAGATCAACAGCGAGAACTCGCTCCCAATATCCTTCAGAATAGGCTCGTCGATAATAGGCTTCCCAGTAGGAGTCGTCTGTGTCGGCTTCCAACCATGAAATGTTTGCAGGATCCATGCTATATGATCTCTTGATGTAGGATTAAATTCTTTCAGTTTGGTGAATGTCGCGCCAAGGACATAGCCTTGTGTTTTGTTATTTCTTTTAGGAGTTTTTTCCTCGCCTTTGACGAAAGGATGCCTGTTGCGTAGTACTTCATAAGCCTCTTCCAGTTCTTCTCGGAGAGACGATGCAAGCTGCCATGCAGTTCTTTCATCAAAATACCATCCATGCAGTTCTTGCTCTGTAAGGATTTGTTGTGCTTCATGTTCTAACGTGACCCATTCAGGTATGGATGGAAGTGGTCGCATAGTTTGGTGGTTACTTTAACGTCTTGTACACAGTAGTCCTGCATATCTTGTGACCAACCAGACCAATCTGTCTCCTTAGCAAAGGTTCCTTTGTGTTCTTTGAGACGATAGCCGTAGGCTTCAAGACCATGAGAACCATATAGTTTGAGAGGCATACCCTCCCAGTTGTTTTGTTTGTCAATCTCCATCAGGTTCGGGTGATAAAGACGGCTGAGCAGAAGAGTATCCAAGCAATCACCAGTACGTCCAAACCAGCCATAGAGCTTCCGTAGAACAGGCAGATCGTACCCAATAATGTTATGACCAACAACAAGATCAGCGTCTTCGAGAAGCTGTACGCCCCGAACAATCGGGTCAGCACTGCCTTCATCGTTGAACACCATTGTCTTATTCGTTTCTGTGTCATGAATGACCAGGCAATGGACGGTACTAACATTGTATAATAGTCCGTTAGTTTCAATGTCAAAGATTAACATCAGCGACCATGCCAAACGTACGTCTTATCGACAAATTTGGCACGTTTGATTGCTTCAGCTGTAGGCGGGTTAGGTGGTGTCAAAATGGCTTGCTGATGTGGAGAATCAAAAGTCTGTGGTTGCGTCGAACTCTGGTTGGAATTGTGTTTCATTGAATTTACAGGTAGATAAGTCATAGCTCAGTTCACAGGCGACGCCAGTTTCCCCGCTATAGCGATTCTTGAGGACTCTAACAGTTGTAGTAGCTGATTTAGATCCGCTCTGCTGGTCACGTTCAAGTCCAATAACAGCGTCAGATAATTGTGCAATTGCTGCACTTCCACGCAGTTGTCCAAGTGTAACTCGCGCTCCCTCTTCATGGTTTTGATCAGATGATGTACGTTTTAGATGTGAAACAAGAAACAATGCAATACCAGTACGCTCAACCAGTGAACGTAAGCGTGTCATTGTAGTGTCAATCATCCGCCGTTCGTCACCATCTAATCCCGACAAAAGAATTGAGAGGTGGTCGAGGAAGATGACTTTTGTGTCCAACCCGGAGGCGAGATATTCGATGCGGTTGTAAATAATATCAGGGTCAAAGCTGCCAAACCCATCAAAAAGATACAAATCCCATCCTGCGAGAGTATCTTCGTAAGCTTTGGTGAGCGTTTGTCGGTCATGTTCTCCGAGGTGTAGTGATTTACCAACTGCAGCGGACATTAATCCGAGAGCAGTGCGGCGGTTTGACTCTTCAAGTGCCAGGTATCCAACCCGTTCTCCGTTGCGTAGCAAGTGAGTTGCCAGGTCTCTAGTGAAGGAGGACTTCCCGATGCCCGATCCTGCAGTAATTGTAACAAGCTCTCCGTACCGAATCCCGTGAAGCTTTGATTGTAATCCTTGAAACGGATAGTCATGGTCTGATGGTGGTGTTGGTGTAGTTACAAGTTCTAGAAGGGTTTTACCGTCGATTATTCCATCTGGACGGTAAGGTTTCGCATCCCATATAGCGCGACGAACCGCTTCAGGGTCACCGGCAGACAAGGCGTCTGACGCATCCTTGTAATCGCCTGTAAGGTTAGCGATCTTGCACTTGCCAGGTGGTAAGACGCTTGCCGCTTCCTGCGTCGCCTGACGCCCTGCCTCGTCATTGTCGAAGAACAGGACAATCTCTTCATAGCCCTGTAACCATTCCAGCTGTTTCTGGATCGCCTTCTTAGCGGATGCTGCACCTGAGGGCAGGCTAACCATCTGCCAGTTTGGCATAGCTTCCCAACAGCTAGCGGCGTCAAGCTCACCTTCTGTGATAACGACACGCTTTCCACTGGCGGCAAACAAATGCTGTCCGAAGAAGGTTCCTGGTGTCTCTCCTTCATAGGTGAATTGTTTGTCTTTGGTTTTTACTTTGGCGCCAACAACGACACCAGATAGGTCATGATAGTAGAAGCGTAGCTTGTTACCATCACGGTAGATTTTATACTTTTGGCAAGTTTTTTCAGTTAACTTACGCTTATGCAACCTTTCGGCTGAACCTAGTATTTGCACACGATTGGTGGTATGAATGTGAACAGAAGGTTCGCCATCACCGTGTGTGTAGTGATGGCAAACAAAACAATATTCATGACCATCAGAGTAGATACTATTGCCATCTGATGAACCGCAGTTCAAACATTCAGCATGTCGTACAAACTCAGATGAGCCATTTAAGTGGGATGTTGTGGAAGGATGTCCACGGTATGCCATGTTTATCGCACCATTGAGCGTAGGTGGTTTTACTTTTTTTGGAGATAGTGTTGAACGGAGCTTGGAATACCATGCGCAGATCTATTTCAGGATTGAGTTCTTTAACTGCCTTAATTTTTCGGCGGTCATCAGAATCCCAGTAACCTTTACATTCAAGATACACACCATTGGGTAGAATAAAATCAGGAGTATAAGTGTGCTGAATGATGTAAGGAACTTTGGTTGATTCGTACTCATAGGTTACTCCGAGTTCAACAAGTAAGTCAGCGACTTTCTCCTCCAAACCGGAGCGAAAAGCCATTATGCATCCTCAATAGCTTGTTCAATCAGCTCGTCAACAATTTCATTGACAGCTCGTTGCATCTCGTAGCGGAAATCATCACGAGACTTTTTGTACTTGGTCACCGTGATAGGTGGCAGAGTAGCAGTCATGTCGCATTGGTAAAGACCAAGCTCTTCGTTCTTAAAGATGTTAAGTTCAATCATCAGAAGTCGTCTTCTTCGGTGGTGGTAGTAGTAACGTTAGGGGTAGAAGCTTTGAAGCCTTCAGTCTTACCAAAGATAGCAGCAACATCGACATCTGCCATGTCACCAGTATCAACACCAGCAGTGCTCCCAAGAGCGACAACCTGGATGCCAACAAGCTTCAAGCTAGTGCCATACGTGACACCGTCCTTGAGGATGTAAGGTTTCTGGAAGAATGCAAGCTTAACACGACTGCCAGAATACAGAGGCAGGTTCTCATCAGTCAGATGCGTGCCTTCAGTATCGACAACAGGTGGCTTGGTCTCATCGTTCCAGCTGAACTTAACTTTGTACTTGCCTTCAGATACCTCTTCCCAAGGCTCAGGCTTACACAGTGAACGCTTAGGATTCTTCAGTTTGGTTTGTGCCCACTCAAGTGCTTGAGCACGGTCTGTTTCCAAAGCATCAGCCATTGCCTC